AAAGCGGTCAAGATTCTAACAAAGTAGACAGTAAACAGTTTAACAAGTTCTTAGATGTAGTTACTGGCAGAATATACGAAACAGGAAGTTTTACTGGAGCAAAGTGGGGTGCAATTACTCGTGCTATTGCTAGTATGGCAAAGCTAGGTGGAGCTGTAGTTAGTGCAGCAGCAGATTTGGCTCAGTATGGCGGAGAAATGAGGTATCAAGGCAGATCCTTTTTTGGCGGCATGGGTGAAGCAATGGGATCTTTAGCCAAAATAAAGAATAAAAAAGATAGAAAAGATATTGCTCAAATGCTAGGCATTATGTTTGACAATAGTATCTATGATGTATCAGGCAGATTTCAAGTTGGCGATAGTATGTCTAAAGGATGGACTAACGCTCAAAGAACATTCTTTAAATACAACTTACTTTCTTGGTGGACAAACAATTTAAAAGAGAGTGCTATGCTTGGCATGGCTAATTACTTTGCTAAACAAAAGAATATAAAATTTGATGACTTAAATCCTGGGTTAAAGACTTTATTTAAACAGTATGATATTAATTCTACAAGATGGAACGTCATTAGAAATATTGCTATGGAAAAGGCTGATGATGGTACAGAGTTTATAAACATTGCGCTACTAGATAAGATTACAGATAGCGAAGCCAAGCTAATATCTGGACTAGATAATCCAAGTCCAAGAGAATTAAGAAACATTAAAGATAGTTTTAAATCATCAGTATCTGGTATGTTATTAGATCGATCAACTTTTGCTGTGATTGAACCTGATGCTAGAGTTAAAGCAACATTAACAAGAAGCACTATTGCTGGAACATGGGGCGGTGAGGCTATAAGATTTGTTGGTCAATTCAAAGCATTCCCAGCATCTATTATAATGAAAACTTTATCTAGGGAAAAGTCTTTTTTTAAAGCTGGAAATAAAGTTCGAGGAATGACAGGCATGGCATCAATTATAGCAATGTCTACTTTAATGGGTTATGTATCTATGACTGCTAAAGATATATTAAAGGGGAGAGAGCCAAGAGTTCCTGATGATATGGAAACATTTAAGAATATATTTTATGCTTCTTTCTTGCAAGGTGGTGGATTAGGTATATATGGCGATGTGTTGTTCCAAGAAACAAGATCAGGTGGCGACATTGCTGCTAGTTTATTAGGGCCTGTACCTTTAAGTGCATTTGATTATCTGCAAGCAATAAAGTATGCAGTTATTGATGGAGAGCCTAGTAAGGCAGGTAAGTTGGCGTACAGAAATACCATAGCTAATATACCATTCTTAAATGTATTTTATGCAAAGGCAGCGTTTGACTATTTAATTGGACATCAGATGATGGAGTTTATGAGTCCTGGTGTATTAAAAAGAGTTGAGAAAAGAATGGAGAAAGATTATAACCAAGGGTTTATCTTTACAAAACCATCACAATTATAATTAATATGAGAGATATCATTTAGTAGAATTTAATAAATATTATAGGTAAAATAAGGCAGAGGATTACAAATTATGGCAATTGACATTTCAGCAACAACAAGGCGTATCGTATATACTGGTTCAGCAGGCACTGGCCCGTATGCTTATGCGTTTAACATATTAGTAAATACTGATCTAGCCGTATACTTTAATGATACTGAACTAACACTAACTACTGATTATACAGTTGCTATTAGTGCTGATGGTACAGGTAGCGTAACTATTGTGGTGGGTACTAATGTTCCTACTACACCAGATGCTGATGACCGAATAACTATTGTTGGTGATAGAACCATACAAAGAACTACTGACTTTACGACAGGTGGCCCACTCTTTGCTGCATCACTGAATGATGAGTTAGACAGTCTTACCATCTTTACCCAACAAAACCTAGAACAATCCAATCGATCACTTCGTGCGCCAAACACCGATCCTACTACAGTCAACATGGAGTTGCCTGACAATACAACACGAGCAAATAAAACACTAGCATTTGATGCTAATGGTGATCCTGTTATTGGTGAGCAGATTGGTGACTATCGTGGTGATTGGGCAGCAGGTACATCATATAACAAGCGTGACTTAGTAAAAGATACATCAACTGATAATATATTTATGGCTAACACCGCTCATACATCGAGTGGTTCACAACCATTAACAACGAATACTGATGCAGCTAAATGGGATTTAATTGTAGATTCGGCTTCAGCTAGCGCAAGTGCAACTGCTGCTGCGGCTAGTGCGACTGCTGCGGCATCGAGTGCTACAGCTGCGGCTGCAAGCGAAACTGCTGCTGAGACTGCTGAGACTAACGCTGAGACTGCTGAAACAAATGCTGAAACTGCTGAAACAAATGCGGCATCTTCAGCTACTTCTGCATCAACCTCTGCTAGCACAGCAACAACCAAAGCTTCTGAAGCATCAACAAGTGCTACGAATGCAGCTAGTTCTGCATCTGCTGCGAGTACATCAGCAACAAACGCTGCAACTAGCGAAACAAATGCAGCAACTTCTGCATCAACTGCGACAACGAAAGCAAGTGAGGCAAGTGCATCAGCATCAACTGCTACGACTAAAGCAAGTGAAGCTGCAACTTCCGCAACTAATTCTGCAACTTCAGCTACAGCCTCTGCTACATCAGCTACTGCATCTGCTAGTTCAGCGACTGCATCTGCCGCAAGTGCTGCATCTTCAGCAGCTAGTTTTGATAGTTTTGATGATCGATATCTTGGTGCTAAATCTTCCGATCCTACAACAGACAATGATGGAGATGCTTTAATTACAGGCGCATTATATTTTAACAGTACATCCAATGACATGCGAGTATATAATGGTAGTGCTTGGGAAGATGTTGCTGTAGATGACACAACAGTTGTACTAAAAACTTCTAATACAGGATCAGCAGAACTACCGAACGGAACAACAGCGCAAAGAGATGGTAGTCCAAACAATGGTTATTTAAGATACAACACAACACTTAACTCTTTTGAAGGCTATACATCAGCTGGATGGGGATCAGTAGGTGGTGGAGCAACAGGAGCTGGTGGTGATGCAGTATTTCAAGAAAATGAAACTAATGTAACAACTAGCTATACATTAACAACAGGGAAAAATGCTATGAGTGTAGGGCCGATTACAATTGATAGTGGAGCTACAGTAACTGTTCCTTCTGGACAACGATGGGTGGTATTATAATATGGCTACAATAATTAATGCAGATACAAGTAACGGATTAAAATTAACCTCTGATACAAGTGGTGAAATAAAACTACAAAGTGCTGGTGCAGATATTGTATCTGTTACTGCTAATGGTATGGCAGTAGATACTAATACATTGTATGTAGATGCTACTAATAATAAAATAGGTATTGGTACGAGTAGTCCTGCTACACCTTTAGAAGTTGTAGGAGCTGTAAATTCAACTTACTTTACTGGAGGTAGTGATACTATCTCTGGTAGACAATTAACTTTATCTTGTGAATCACAGGGTGGGAATGACAATGCTACACACAGATTAACAGTACCTTCAGGTTATGGTGATTTTGCTACAAGTGTAGCTGGTGCAGAACGTATGCGTATCAACTCTAGTGGTAATGTGTTAATAAATGCAACATCTTCTGTAGGAACAGGCAAGTTCCAATCTGCAAATAATTCTGGATATTGTTCAACAATGTATTCAATTGGTAATAATGCAGAGTATATTCAATTTTGGAATGGTTCAGAAGTAGGTTCAATTAGACGTAATGGTGGAACTGCTGTTTCTTATAACACTTCATCCGACTATCGCTTAAAAGAAAATGTATCCCCTATGTCTAATAGCATAGATAGACTAAAACAACTTAAACCTAGCACATGGTCATGGGTACAAGATGGTTCTCATGGTGAAGGTTTCCTAGCACACGAAGCACAAGAAGTTGTACCAGAATCAGTACATGGAACTAAAGATGCTATGCGTACAGAGGAGTATGAAGTAACTCCAGCAGTATTAGATGATGATGGTAATGTAGTTACTGAAGCAGTCATGGGAACTAAAGAAGTCCCTGACTATCAAGGCATAGACCAATCTAAACTTGTACCATTATTAACAGCAGCACTACAAGAAGCTATTACAAAAATAGAAGATTTAGAAACTAGAATACAAGCATTGGAGAACGCATAATGGCTGATATAGTATTAACAGGAGATACCTCTGGCTCTATCACAGTTGCAGCACCAGCAGTCGCTGGGACTAATACACTTACACTACCTGCTGAAACAGGAACTATTGTAACCTCAACATCTGCTGCGACTAACACACCAGCATTTTCGGTTAAATTAAGTGATATTCAAAGTATATCTGAAACAACAGCAACAAAAATTCAGTTTGATTCTAAAGACCTTGATACTGATAATGCTTTTAACACATCTACTTATGAGTTTACTGTTCCTACAGGAAAAGCAGGAGCATACTCTTTTAATCTTAATTGTAGATTAGTTGCAGATACAAACACTACTGTGGCTAGAGCTTTACTATACATATATAAAAATGGTGCTGCAATTAAAAGAGCATATAATTATTTTAGTACAAATTATATTAGGGCAAATTCTTTAGAACTGTCGGCAATATTAAATTTAGCAGAGGGTGATGAAATATGTGGTTATGCTTATATAGATACAACTGATAATGCTGGTGCAGATTTAAACAGTCTTACATATACATATTTTGATGGACACAAATTAATAACATAGGTAAAAACAATGAGTCTTTATAAAAAAATAAAAGCACTATATCCAGATTTAACAGATGATGATTTTGCAAATGAAGTTATTGTATTGCAAAACGATAGTGATGGTAAAGGCGACTACATAGCAAAATGGGAACACCCAACACTAGCTAAACCAACAGACGAGGAATTATCATGAGCGTAGCGATCAACGGAACTAATGGTATTACATATAATGATGGCTCATTACAAGCCTCTGCTCCTGTAGGTAGAAACCTTATCATCAATGGTGATATGAGGATAGACCAAAGAAATTCTGGGTCTGCTTTTACAACAACTGCTGATAACCAAATTGGATTGGATAGATGGGTAGGAAGAACTTTTAGTGGAGCTGGTGCATTTTCAATGCAACAAGTAGCAGATGCACCTGAAGGATTTGAATACTCAAATAAAATTACTGTTACAACAGCTGCCACTTCAGGAGTTGGTGGTTATGGAATAGAGCAAAGAATTGAAGGTCAAAATTTAACAATGTTAGGGTATGGCACTTCTGCTGCAAAAATTCTTACAGTATCATTTTGGATAAAAGCTAGTGTAGTTGGAACATACTCTGTTTCCCTTCGTACTTCAACAGGTGGTGTTTCAGGAATATCAACTTGCAAAAATACATTTACAATTAGTGTAGCAAATACTTGGCAAAAAGTTACTAATACTTTTCCAGCAAACACTGCATACGACACTCTATATAATAACACTACAGGTATATTTTTTGATATTAACTTTGGAGCTCAAACATCTAAAGCTACAAGTACCCTAAACACATGGGAGCTTGGTAACTATCTTTACGCTACAGGGCAAACTGATGTAATGCAAACATTAGGTGCTACAATTAATATTACTGGAGTGCAACTAGAAGTAGGCACAACTGCAACACCATTTGAAAACTTACAATACGAACAGCAGTTAGCATTGTGTCAAAGGTATTATACTAATATAACAGGTGCATCTACATCTATAGCAAATTGTGCAGCTTGGTCAGCTACTACTATGTTTGGAATATATAATTATCCTACCACTATGAGAGCAGCTCCGACTATGACTTATTCTGCTTTAGCAGACTTTGATTGCTTTATGACTAATGGAGCTAGAACCCCAACTCAATTTTTATCAGAATATGGTGATGAAAATGGAACAAGATTAAAAATGTTAATTTCAGGCGGTGTTCTAGGTCAAGCAGGATGGTTTGCTACTGACCCTAGTGGTGGTACATTAGAATTTAGTGCAGAGCTTTAAGGAAAAATTATGAATTATAAAATAAATAAAGATGAAATTACAAATAAAATAACTTGTATTATTAGGTTAATAGATGGTTCAAGTATTCCATTTGACCCAGCCAACAAGGATTACCAAGAGTATCTAGAATGGGTAGCAGAAGGAACACCAGAAGCAGATGAAGCCTAGTCCAGAACAAACTAAACAAGCGATTAAAGAAGGCTTGCAAGAGTGGCTTAATGATAAGTTTTCTGAGTTTGGAAAGTTCTCTCTTCGTGGCATATTTGCTTTGATGTTAGTTGCATTAGTTTACTTGTGGGCAACATCACAAGGTTGGAAAATATGACAGAAGAAACTCTTGTTGCATTCTTTGGACTCATAGTATTATTTACATACTGCTATGCGTTGGTTTAAATTTTTTCTAACAAAACCTGTAACTGTTACCATAGCTTTATTGGCAGCACTCCCTGTTACTCCTGTGATTCTATGCCTGCTGTATGGATGGACTGAGGTATGAATAATTTAAGTATATTATTAAAAAGATTATCAGAGTCTACAACTTCTTGCTTGGTAATGATGACACAAGGTAATCTACTAGCTATTACTTTAGGTCATTGGAGTAAAGCTCTACAGGTTGGTCTTATTGCATCCGTAGCAACTTTAGCTGTTGTTATTTATGGCAACAAAGATTGGTCAGATAATAAGTTTGCTATGGCAGGAGTCATAGGATTCTTTACGGCTGTTGCTGATTTATTTACTCACCCAACACACTTTGGTGGGGCATCTACAGAAGCAATATGCACAGGCATAGGTGCTGGATTGTTGTGTCTTGCTATGTCAAATGTATGGAGTAAAAAATAATGATACAAGCACTATTACCACTGATCGGGAATGTAATTGATAGAGTCGTTCCTGATAAGAACGCTAACGCAAAAGCCAAGAGAGAGATAGAGAAGTCTCTTACTGACAACGCTAACAAACTTTTACTAGCACAAACAGAAACCAACAAGATAGAAGCAGCTCATCAGAATTTATTTGTTGCTGGATGGCGACCTGCTATTGGATGGTCATGTGCATTAGGAGTTTTTTGGTTATTCATTGGTCATCCTTTAGCCACATGGATCGATCATTTAGATGGATCATTTCAGACACTCCCCTCTATAGATTCAGAGATACTACTTGAGCTTGTATTTGCAATGCTTGGGATTGCGGGATTAAGAACTTTTGAAAAGCTGAAAGGCCTAACCAAGTAGTGCAACTCAGTCCTCACTTTACCTTAGCCGAGCTAAGTCACTCCAATACAGCTACAAGATTAGATATAGACAACACTCCCTTGGCAGAAGAGATTGCTAACCTAGAAATTTTAGCAGAAGGATTAGAGCAAGTCCGAACTAAACTAGATAGTAGGCCTATACTAATATCATCAGGATTTAGATGCCTAGAATTAAATCGTGCGTTAAAATCTAAAGACACTAGTTATCACACATTGGGTTTAGCAGCAGACTTTACTTGTCCTAGCTTCGGTAATGTTCAGGAGATAATGAGAACATTAGCTGATAGCTCAATACAGTTTGATCAACTCATCCTGGAGTTTGGAAGATGGATTCATATTGCTTTTCCAAAACAGGGAGAGAAACCTCGTAGACAAATGATGAGAATAAATAAGAGTGGAGTGTTACTGTACGAGTAAAACCTTGATGAATCAACAACATATGTTATCCTTATAACATGAGTAATTATAAGTCCGTATTAGTAATATCAGATTTACATATACCTTACCATCATCCTGATGCGTTTAAATTTTTAGCAGCACTCAAGAAAAAATACAAGCCAGACTTAATCGTAAACATCGGTGATGAAATAGATCAACACTCTATTAGTTTCCACAATCACCATCCAGATCTAAAGTCACCAGGCGATGAGTTGCGTGAGGCTAGGAAGTATGTCAAAGAACTAGAAAAAATTTTTCCGAAGATGACCTTGGTACACTCTAATCATTCATCATTAGTTTATCGTAAAGCAGTCGCTCATGGCTTGAGCCTAGAGTATCTGAAATCTTACAACGAGTTTCTAAATGTAGGCCCTGGATGGGAATGGGTAGATGACTTAAAGGTTACCCTATCTGATGGTCAAAGATGTTTCTTTACTCATGGCATGGCAGCCGATGTAATGAAAGTGGCGCAGCAATATGGCATGCATGCAGTCCAAGGACATTATCATTCTAAATTTAGTATTAGTTATTATTCTAACCCTGACAAATTAGTATGGGGATTACAAACAGGATGTCTTATCAATCAAAAAGAACTTGCGTTTGAGTATGCAAAGAATTTTAAATCGAGATTTGTAATCGGCTGCGGCATGATTATAGATGGACAACCAAAACTAATGCCGATGGTATTAAAGGATGGAGGAAGATGGACAGGGACGATAGTTTAGATGTAGAGTTTACTTCCGAGGCTGATGCAGAACAAGCTGAAACTTTAGATAAGTTGATCGGAAGAAAGATTTGGAATGTAGAACTGCTAGAAGATGATACACAATCCATGATCAAAATCTGTTTTTCTCGTGAAGATGATGATTATTTACTGATTCATTGCGAAGGTGCAGATTTATATCTAGTTGAGCCTAAAATGAAGTCAGTCCACTAAAAACGACCTCACACAAGGCTCGTGGTGAGCTTTTCTCATGTGTTCCTAGGGGGTAGTATCAAATTATATCGAAGTATTTACCATTAATTCTGTGACAAGTCCTGACAGTATATCTTTGTTTTAGACAAAGAAAAGGGCCTCTCGGCCCTAAACTTTTACAACAGTTTGTATTCTGCAAAACTACATGGCTCATCGAACCTGTTTAATACTGACTTTCTCTCGGTTTCGATCTCGTAGTTTTTATTTCTCAACTTAAATACCACATCACTTAATCTATAAATACCAAGTTCAGTCCAAGCTTCCATCGGACTGATCTTTTTGTTTAATTCTAGGTAATGCAATAATCTTGTTTCTTGATTTGTCATATTCATTTATCTCTCCTAGTGTACATATTTTTAAGATTAATATTGTTGTCTCGCATCTCTCTAACTCGCCTTAATAATCCATCACGACTTATCCGAGAAACACCAAGACAATAATATATAAGTCCATCATCATTCTCTAGCCAATCCAATGCTTGTTGTCTCACCCTTGCACCTGATTGTGCTGCAACTGCATCATGTATCGCATTAGCTAGTATTGCAATAAACAATCTAGCATCAGGGTTACCCATGTTTGGATTGCTAAATGTAAAGTTTTCGTACTCTGCATCTACTAAATAATGGTCTTTCATAACTAATCCTTATGCTTATTAAAAAGGTCATCCATTGCTCTTTTAATGTCTGACAACTTAAACTTTGATATGCGGTTCTCCAATACCGCTTTGTTGGTTTTAAATAATAGGTCTGCTTTTTCCTTTTTAGTTTTAGCATCTATTGATGAGCCATCTATCTTATTAATCAAGCTTATAAATCCATCTGTAAACTTGTACTCATCAGGAAACATCAACTCTCCTTTGCCTGGCAGACTCAGGCTAATGGCTTTTTTACAGGTGCAGTTGTCTTTAACTTTTCAGACATAGACTTTGTTGCTGCATTGCCATCATCATCTTCAGGTGCAATACCTGTTGCGGCCATGATCGAATAACGCCTGGCATAAGTTAAGGCCGAGCCATAACCTTGAGGTGTCTGCTTATCAGCGGGTACATGAATCACACCCCCTGACATCTGCTCGCCACTTTCATGTAAAAAAATTGTCTCAACCCTAATGCCTGACTCTGCATCATGAGTCTTTTGTATTAATGCTAACCCATGATTGTGTAATGCATCTAGTACGGCTTCAATACAACCCGCCAAGTCTACATACTGACTTCTAAAATGAGGATTGGTACTGTTCTTTAGTGCGGGTGCAAATTCTTTCTGCGCTTGCACAAACGCTTTAGCAATCTCCGATGTTGTTGTCATCATTATCTCCAAAGTAAAGTTTAATAATATCTTGCCTTTTGCTCACATCTTTTACATTGCGATACAAGACTTCTAAAAAAGTATGAGTATCGTTCATTTCGTAATCGTCCATGATTATAACTCCCTATCGCGTATGCGAAGTTTAGATTGTCGGATAGTCCTGGCGGGTTTCGCGGGGACTAGCTTTTGTGCTTGAGCTTTATAATTGATTACAGGCCATGAGATTTTATAACGCCCTGAAACAGCATGTTGATTGTCTCGCATAAAATTCATAATCTGAATCTGATGTAAGTTAATCTGCTCTTCCAAATCTTTTATCATGTCTCTAAATTCAATTATTTTTTCAGCATAATGCTCGGCTTCAGGTATCTCGATCTGATCCTTGTCAGGCTGATCGAAAATAGATGAAGCTTCAGCGGGTGTTTTAATGTCATACCACTCGACCTCATCATTGGTTTTATACTTATCTAACCTACGCTGAAAGTCATTAATAGCATCATGTATTTGGGCCAATACATCTACATCCCTTTGATAGACAAAAGTCCGTAGAGTTGTACCACGATACAAGACACACACTGCACCCCAGGTCGCACCTACTGTATCCATCTGCATTTGCAGCTGTAGTGGGCCACGATACAAAGGTAGGGAATCTGCACTCTCTACCTCATGAGCAGTTAGTTTGGCTTCGACAATGCCTACGCCCTCTAACCTTATCTCATCCTCATTGACACAAATAATACCCTTATCTAGGTCAGTCATGATGATTGAATCATTGCCTTTGACATCACCATCTAAACTACATGCAAATGGCAAATCTTTATGAAAGTAAGGTTCAGGATGTTTAGTCGTTAAATCTTTGACATCTAATCCTAAACGCTTACACGCTTCAACCAAGATAGTTTCCTCCAAGGTATTGCCCCAATCCATTGATTCATTAGATATAAATGGTGGTTCAATCCCTGAAATAATATCCATCTTTTCTTTTAACAGTTCATTGACTGTTTTAAACTTACTAGCACCCATCAATACAGGTATCTCGGATGCTGAAAGTTGGTCGTTCGGTGTTACTTTTCCTACCATGTTTACACTCCCTTTTTTAGGTTATTAAAGTTCTGTTGAAAGGCCATGATTAACTCATCCTTTACCTCTTCATCCATTTGGCCTATGACTGCATGCGGGCCAAGTTCTAGCACGAGTTCACCAAAATCTCTAATGAGAAAATGTTGGTGCGCTTCCTCTAGTTCTTTTTGTTGCTCTAATGCATCGATGTTATCTTCATCAACACCTTCATCTCCATCCCATTCATTAGTACCTTGATTATCTTTCATTACTCTACCTCCACATTGCGTTCTTCAGCCATTAACATCTCGCAAAACATATGCTTGGCTATCTTTGTTGCTTCAGCACCATCTTTTGCTTCGACCTGTAAATCCCTGGTCACTAGTCCACTTACTTTGATATCAAAAATCATTATGCACCCTCCCTAAATACAGGAATACATGACAACTCTTCCTTGTTAGTGAAAATTGCGCCCGCTTCATTGCCTTCGTCATCTGCGCTTGGGGTTAATATAGTGCCATCATCTAAAAATATTTCACATGGCTGATTGTACCAACCATGTATCCTTTGACTTTCTGAAGGCTCTAACCACTCGACCTTTACAATTCTGCGACCTACTAAATGCTTTGTTACTAAATCCAACCATTTTTTACTATCCATTAGATTTCACTCCTTTGATTAAAAATAATTTCAGTTCGTCTTGCTACTTCTCTATCGAAGTCTTCGCCTTGCAAATTGCAAGACTCATCATTGCACAACTCTTCGTGGACTTGTGCAAAAATGTCTAGTTTAATTTCATCATTATCCTTCATTGTTTACCTCCCAATCATTATCAACTTCAAAGTCCATCGCCCATTCAAAAAAATCAGCATCTCGATCTTGCCAAATATCTGCAAAATCTGAATCATCATTTAATAAAGATAAAAATTCAGGATACAACCTATGTCTCTTCCTGGCATTTGTAGTGGGTTTTACAGGACTATAAATAAGATGACTTAAATCTATTTCAGGATTGCCTTGCCTCCATGTATAGATTAATGTTGGTTTTGTTATGTAAACATTTAAGTTACATATATCCCACCAATGAGTGATGGTATATTCAACGCCATCAACATTGATGTAATGATGCCAATCATCCTTCAGTTCCTCTTTGGTAAAATTGTACTTTTCAGGATGTTTAAGAATATCCAAGACCTTGGCTTCAATCTTCCAATGTCTTTTGTTAACGCTTGGTATATGAGTTACTTTTTTCATTGTTTATTTTTCCTTATCAAAGTTTAAAATAGGTATCTCAACCTGAGTAAATTATATAGCAGAAAGATATCTTATGTCAAACACCCCTGTTTATAAGGGGTTTCAGACATTTTAAAATTTATCTTTAATTACTATTTTCCCAAAAGAACCTTCGTAATAGTCAAATAAATCACCATTTAAAATATCTTCTTTTGTTAAATCAGCATTGTCTAAATCATCATCTTCTAATGCTTCGTCAATGATGTCATTAATTATATTTTTACTGTACAAAGGGGTTATTTCGCAGATATTTGGTTCAAACATAAATGCTTCAATGGTGTCATCGTATGGCATATAACCGATAAAATCACAATCTTCTCGGTCATTGTCATAACCAAATTCTGTATCATAAATAACTTGTAAACCAGGTATGACCTCTTCACCTCCTGGCGTTATTCTGCCACGATTATTTTTAGTGACTTGAACATTTTCACCCAGGTCATTGATATAATTTTCCTGAATATGTAACTCTATATCAGAATCATTTTTTGCATTGATGATAGACACGCCTGAACCTGACATGTCATCACCATTGGTTACATGAATAATTAAATATTTCATTGTTAGTCCTCCCCTTCTATTTCGCGTATCTCAACCTCGTCTTCAAAGGTCGAAGAGTCGCAACCTTCTAGACCGCTTGTGTGGGTGTCTTCGTCCGAATAATCCGCATCATCAAACTTCTTTAATGCTTCTTTTTCAGTCTCGGCCTTAATTACCACTGTTGTTGTCGTGTAGTAATTTTGAACAGTTTCAATTTCAAAAGTTTTCATTGTATATTTTCCTTTTAATAGGTTATAAAAAAGGTATCTCAACCTTATAGTTTGATCATCACAAAATGACAATCCCAAAAGGCCCGAACATATCAGGCCTTATGAGTTAACACTTTATTTTGATTTTAGCTCTATAAATATAACTTGAATAATACCTAACAAAGCGAAGGCCATTGTTAAAAAGTATAAATCGAGCCGTAATGCAAGCGCGCTCAATATTAAGAACGCGCATATAATAATTAATTGAATTACTCGCATGTTATCCCCCCTTTGTAAGAATAAAATTAGTATCAATACCCGCTTGTATTTCGCCCTTTGAGCCTTTCGCGTATAGGGCCAGTATTGAGTTTTTATCCTTTGTGAATGTTAAATCATTATCATCCCCGCTTAATACCTTGCGCCCGTGAAATTGAAGCGGTATTGTCTCGGCCTTATCAAAGACAACGGCAATTCTTACGCCTTTATCAATTGCTCTTTTATTGTACTTTTGAAATTCAGGCGCGCCCGAATAGCTAAAGGTTAAATCATAATTAGAAGGAAAATCATTTAACCCGTTTTTACTATCAACCCTATTTGGAATTTTGGTATAATCCATGAATTTTACTTCGGGGAAAAATTCGAAGATATTACGATAATAATTATCTTCAAAAACAAAGCCGATATTTTCCCATCTAATATCCGAAGTGCCATTCAATCGTATAAGCGGGCGCAATTCTTTTTTGGCCGCCTTTTTGATTAATGCGCGTATTTCAGTTATTAATTGATTGAAATATTCGGCTTGATTGTTTAGATATAATTTCGTTCTGTTTAATCTTGCTTTCTGTACATTTTGAAATTTACCGCGCCCCGAATAATATAGACATGATTTTACACAACCCGCCTTCTCGGCCATAGGGCAAATATTCACCCCGCTTGTATTATAGGGCGCGAAATATTGAATACCCGTTAAATATCCGTATTTGGTATTTTTCGAGGTCTTCGCGTTCGTATCAATGCTTAAAAGTTTCATGATATTTTTACCTTTTATGGTTTATAAAATGATTGTTAAAATAACAATCTCATAAGGCCCGAAAAAATCAGGCCTTACAAGATTAATACTTAATTATAATGAAAATATGGTATATCAGTTTTTATTCGATGTATATCTTCAAATAAAATTGCTAGTTGCTCTGCGCTGTAAATATATCTTGTATTTAACTTGCATATCAACGCGGGTTGATTATCAATTAAATTATAAAGGTCTTCAGTATTCATTACGATTAATGATAATTCGCGCTCGCTGTATTCTTTTAAATTAATCATTATTTAACCCCCTTCATGTAAGATTTTGCAAATTCAATGTCTATAATTGGCACTCTATCCGCTTGAATATTTGCTTCAATTTCAGAATGAAAATTATTTAAATATTGTAACGGCTTCGGGTTGTCTTTAATACCCTTGTAAGATATAAATCTTCGTAAGTATCCGAAGTGTCAAAAGAAACTTGATTATCAGTTAATAATGTATGACTGTAACTCCAGCCGTTAGCGCCTTTATAATAAGCGTCAATAACTGTAACTTGATTTTCGGGATATATTAAAGAGCTGTACCCGTCTTCGTGATGTAATGCTTCGGTTGTCTCATCCTGCTTAATTAAGTTTTTCATTTTTATGTACCTTTTAAAGTTTATAAATACCGCCCTATTTGGTCGGCTTGAATGTAGTTTAGCAGCGTTAAAAAATAATTGCAAATATCTTAATTAATAACGCGTTATATTGTGAGTGTAATTCGCAAGATGTACATATCATATTAAATGAGTATTGATATAAGCTAGTTAAAAAAGTATGTATGGCATTTATCCGATAATCGACCAGGGCGCAATTATTACTTGTGGATAATACTGTGCATAACTTGCCCTATTTCTGTGGATAACCCTGTGGATAACTTGACCTTTGCCCCCCCCGTACCCCCACACCATATATAGGGTATCACACACAAATTTTTGCTGATAATCTCAAAAAACTGTCTATAAGGAATTGTTGACTGACTGATCGTTACGATATGTTTTAAGACATGTCTTTATAAAGACTAATATGACAACATATTATCGTTACGATATTGACCTACCCTGATATTTAAAAGCGACATAAGACCTAACCCGTATAGAAAAAGAGTATTTTCGATATGGGGTCACTCCCTTAAAAAGGAGGGATGGCTCTCGTTTATCTAGTATAGGTTATTAACCTCCGCTTTCACGATCCCTGTACTCTCTATATATCGATGAACTGATATGGATTATTAAGGTATCTCTGCAGTTAAACTCGTTTATTCCCTTGGTCACCATCTACCGACAGGAGGGGTGGGTAATGCCCCCGTATTTATTAATTTACAGTATTGAGCAGATAAGTCAATTAGTTTATTTACTTGACCAACTATATCTATGAGATATACTTATTGTATGGAATATAAGATACCTAAGTCTATAGAGATAAAGAAGTTAAGGAATAAGGATCATAGACACTTTGTTGTGTTGCCGTTTAAAGCAATTATAGATAAGAAAGTATCTGCCGCCAATATAAGAACACTAGGTATATTAGCAGCGTACTGTAACAAACAAGGATTTAGTATTGTTGGATTGAGGACAATGGCGAGTAAGTTACAAACAAGCTATCAGAATGTCTTTAACCAACTAAAGAAGTTAGAAGAGCTAGGATATGTAGAGAGTAGAAAACGATCTGCCTATCCAGGCATTCGAGGTAACTTGAGACGGATTATCTTTGATGACTCGATCAAGTGGGATGATGTAAAAGGTTATATGTTAGATAACGAAGATATTAAGCATATAGTTAAAGTAAATAAGATTGATAACTTTGAGGAATAGTTATGATTGAATTTGCATTTGTCATGGTAATTAACTTAATGCCTGAGCCATTTTCTAAATGGGAGTATGTTGGAAATTTTAACTCGTGCCAAGAGGCGGTGTTGTATGTCAACTTACATTATCCAGATCCAAATAAAGTTGAAATGGAATATAGATGTTTACAAAAAGAATATATTTCCCTACCAAAAGATACACAGATTATTAATAGAGACATGAAAAATGGATCTGTAAGATATTATGATTCGCATGATGTCTGTAAAGTAAAAAGGAATTGTACTGAAACTTAAAGAGTTTTACCATATGATATGCGATGAGTTTAACAATGGTAACAACTTAGAGTATAAGTGGACGAGAGCAGATGGGTATTGGAAAATGACTAAGGGGTTTTTCAATGGTGGTCGGTCAGTCTCTCTCCACTCCCTAGCACAAGCGTTGAAGTACGATAAGCAAGCGAAAGAGTTAAAGAAGAAGAAGAAGCAACAACCCAAGAGTAAAAAGATTATTAATAAATACAAAGGAGATTAGCGTGAGTGATTTTAAAGTACAAAAATTAGTTGGACAGTATTTTCATACTTATAAATATAATCAGAAAATTAACGAATTAGAAATAGAAAACCAAGGATGTATTGAAGGAAAGGTAACTGAAGAATATTACATTTGCCAAATATTTAGTTTTATGGATGGAAGCGAAATTCATAGCAAGTTAGTTCACATACAAGATATGAAATCTTGGAGACTTTATAAAACAAATATACTTATGAATTCTAAATATGTAAGACCATCTTACTCTAAGGAGGCAGCATGAGTGATTTAAAACCATTTCTAGTTAGACTAACACCAACCAGTGTTGATCTGCTAGGTAAGGCAGCAAAGGAACAAGAAAAGACTAAAGCTGGAATTATTAATGAAGCAATTAAGTCCTATCTTGGCAAAGACATAAACAGTAGACTAAACAAGTTATGAAAAAAACTGTTCGGCTAGATTTACCTTACCCACCAAGTGTTAATACTTATTGGAGGGCAAATGGACACAGAAGATATATTAGTCCAGCTGGGGTAAAGTTTACCGAAGAGGTATCGCTTGTTGTCAAAAATAAAAAACCGCGAACATTTGGCGATAAACAAGTTGCCATAAGCGTAATGATTCATCCTAGATCTAAACGAAAGTTTGATTTAGACAACACCTTAAAAGCTATTTTAGATGCATTAATGAAAGCTGGCATGTATGATGATGATAGCCAGATTGAATATATCGAGATAGCTAGAGGGGAACACATTGATGGCGGTAAAGCTGTCGTATATTTATATGATTATATAGGAGAAGAACATGGCTCAGGATTATGAAGTTAAACCAGGACAAGGATCAGTTTGGCCGAACGACCGCAAGACAGAAGATTGGCATGCAGATCACAGAGGGAAAATATTATTACCTGATGGAAGTGAACACTACATTGATTTATGGAATAACGAAAAGGGTGGCAAGACTTGGATGGGGATCAAGATTGGTAATCCTGTTCAAAACTCAGGTAGCACCGCACCAGTACAAAATACAAGCAAAGCTCCTCAACCTGAAAGCTTTAGCGAAATAGAAGATGATCTACCTTTTTAATGGCTGAAACTAAAAACAAAAATAAACCTATACCTAGTCTATCTGGGTATGGCGGTGTCAGAACACTACAGAGAAATCTGGAGAAAAGCACGACACTCGCTGCAAACAGAGAGGCTGTCGCGTACAGCCTTCTTTGTATGGCAAACACTAAAATAACTGATGTTATGGAATGGGACGATAGAGGTAATGTCCAAGTCAAAGCAAGTAAAGATATTCCTGAACATGCACTACAAGCTATTAAATCAATCAAGATTGATAAGGATGGTATGATAGCAGTAGAGTTTTGGGACAAAGTGCAGACATTGCGCTTACTTGCAAAAGCAAGTGGCTTACTTGATAACCCAGAAGAATCTGATAAACCAAGTGTGATTGGTATTAATATTAAAGCACCAGAGATAATAGATGAAGATTAATTGTCCTAAGTGCAATAAAGAAACAAAAGTAAAAAGCATATACAGATATGGCCCTGCAAATTATTCTGAATGGTCTTATGTATGTGATGATTGCAATCTAACAATAAATGTATCTTGGAGCAATGATGATTTGTCCTAAATGTGCAACTGAAATGATATGGGGTGGCGATCATGATGTAGAAGATGCTGATGGCAATGAAGGCATTAGCTCTAACCTATCATGTCATAAATGCGGAACAATAGTCATTGTTTATTGGGGGAATGAAAATGAATCCTAAAGACACTCAAGTAGGTGGTAATCACTACACGCAAATGAAAATACAGCCGATGCAGTTTTCTATGGCTAATCAACTTAATCCTATGCAACATACAATTATTAAGTATGTGACAAGGGTAGACCTAAAAGGTAATGGTGACGAAGATATAGATAAGGCAATACATACTTTACAACTTTGGAAACAATGGAGAAAAGAGCATGGACATCAAGCTACAGATTGATCAACTGCGCAAAGAGTTTGAGATGGCTAACCAAAATAACTCAAGGGTTATGGAAGTTATTGATACTTTATATACAGAGAATAAAGAACTCAAGCGTATGCTGACAATGAAGTTCAAAGACATAGACGATGAGCAATAAGAAAGTCCGTAGTGCCAAAACGCTTGCTGGCCCTGGAATTGATTTAGATTTTACTGGAGCTAGAACAACTTATGATTTCTTACAGGATAATTCTTTTGTTAGGGGATTAATGGGGCCAGTAGGTAGCGGTAAGTCTTACGCTTGTGCTGCTGAAATTATGATGCGTGCTGTTAGGCAGAAACCATCACCACATGACAATGTTCGTTACACAAGATTTGTTATCGTGCGTAACTCATATCCTGAACTAAAAACAACAACAATTAAAACATGGCAAGAGATATTTCCTGAAAATACTTTTGGGCCAATGTTATATACACCACCAATAACACATCATATTAGATTGCCTAAGCGTGGTGATGCATGTGGAATAGACTGTGAAGTTATATTCCTAGCACTCGATCAACCAAAAGATGTTAGAAAACTTTTATCATTAGAACTAACGGGGGCATGGGTTAATGAAGCTAGAGAACTTCCTAAGGCAGTTATTGATGGTCTTACTCATCGTGTGGGTAGGTATCCTACTAAGCGTGATGGTGGCCCTACATGGCATGGAGTCTGGATGGACACTAACCCAATGGATGACGACCACTGGTGGTACAGACTGTCAGAAAAAGACAAGCTGTCAGGAAAGTTTGCTTGGCAGTTTTTTAAACAACCAGGCGGTGTGGTCGAAGTCCAGCCTGAAGATTTACCAGAAAATCCAGAAGCCAACGATCATGTTTTCTCAGGAGGAAGATGGTGGACAATAAACAGTAAAGCAGAGAATGTAAATAACTTACCTAGCGGATACTACATGCAAATGTTGGGGGGTAAAAACCTAGATTGGATACGCTGTTATGCTGAAGGCAAATATACTTATGTACAAGAAGGTAAACCTGTATGGCCTGAATATAATGATTTAATGATGAGTGGCGATGTAGAATACGATCCACAACTACCTATTCATGTTGGACTTGACTTTGGTTTGACACCTGCCGCAGCTATTGGACAAAGATTAAACAATGGTCGATGGGTTATCTTGCATGAGATAGTAACAGAAGACATGGGGTTAGAAAGGTTTGGTAATCAGTTGTTAGCAGAGCTTAATGCCAAGTATCCTAAAGCACAAGTATTAATATGGGGTGATCCTGCGGGTATGCAACGAGATGCAATCTATGAAGTAACGGCATTTGATTACTTACGAACACTAGGATTGCGTGCGCAACCCACTGCATCTAATAACTTTAAGGTTAGGCGAGAAGGAGCAGCTGCGCCAATGCAAAGATTAATTAATGGTAAACCTGGTTTGATTGTGGATAAATCGTGTAAGATGATAAGAAAGTCATTAGCAGGTGGCTATCATTTTAAGCGTATTGCTGTCGGTGCAGGACATGAAAGGTTTAAAGATAGTCCAAATAAAAACGAACACTCACACATTGGTGATGCTTTTGGTTATTTAATGTTGGGTGGGGGCGAGCATAAACGAATGACTAAGAACAGTTTAGCAGCTAATACAATGATAGTGCAGACTGTTGCGACAGCAGAGTTCGATGTATTTAAGTAAGACAATTGAAGTAATAAAAAAGATGCCAGAAGTTAAAGGTGCTTATTTTTTACCATTTCATATTGATCATACTAAAAACTTTAAAGGTGCAGAGAATGACAGTAAATCGTTTTCGTTTGAAGATAGAGTCCGTCATATGGACATACAGTCTAAATGCGGCCCTAGTATTACTGCATTCGTTGGCAATACTCCTGTTGCTATCTTTGGGTGCGTTATCATGTGGCATGGTGTTGCTGAAGCGTGGTCTATATTTTCAGAGAAAGCTAGACGATATCCAATAGCTATGACTAAAAGTGCTATATCATTTTTTGATAACTGTGAGATATCATTTAGTTTACATCGCTTACAAATAACAGTAAACTCTAACGATAAGAGAGCTTTATCTTGGGCAAAACATTTAAGTTTTGAATCAGAAGGTTTGATGAAAGAATGGAGCGCAGATAAAGATGATACATTTATTATGAGGAGAGTTTAATATGGGTGGAGTAGTAAGCGCAATTACAGGTAAACAACCAAAGCCGCCAAAAGTAGTACAAACAACCGCACAAAAAGAAGCACAAGCAACTCAAGTAAGAAGCGTTGAAAATGCTGAAGAGTCATTAGCGTTTCAAAGAGAGCAAACCGCTGCTGCTACAAAAAAAGCGGAAGCAGAAAAAAGAGAAGCTGGTGAAGCATATGCAGCAAAATCTAAAGCTTTAAGAAGAGGCGGTAAAAGAACATTGTTATCTGATAGGAGATTAAATCCTGAAATGGGAATAGATGACGATGAATACAGAAAAACTTTAGGATAGCATAATGGCGGCTTTAGATTATGGAATGGCTTTATCTCGTGGATTAGTTGCACCACAAAAAGTATTGCAAGATGAAGTAAGGAAACTTGCTGGCGATCAATTTAAGTCTGAAGATTGGTGGAACAAACAATTAGATCGACAGATTAAAGAAGGTTATGTTGCGACAAGAGATGTTACAGATAAGATAACAACAACAACAACAAAGTATAATCCAAATCCTAAATATCAAGTAAAAAATCCAGAATACAGGAAAATTAAGAAAAGTAAACACAGGAATAATGGGACAAACAAGAATTGAACTTGCTCCCCCTCCAAATACTTTTCAAATTGGTGGTACAATGGTATTGGATATCAATTTGGCCCTCGTTATACAGAAGCCGACTATCAAGCATCTATGAATGCTCCAAAATATCTTTATGGCGATCAACCAGAGTATCTTGAAGATACAACTAGTAAAGTTACATACAATACTAGACAAGTAACAGGTAAAGGCCCTTTAACAGATGCAGAATTAAAAGCAATACAAGGTCAAGCTGAAGAAAGAACAAGGCAATCAAAAAGAAAAACTGCTGAGTTAGAAAAGGGAACTAGAAAAAAAAGAGGAGCTACTGGTTTAATGGGTAGGTCTGAAATAAAAAAAGCAGGGTTATCACCAGAATTACCACAGCTAGGCTTTGATGGTCTAGGCATTCAAAAAACTTTTTTAGGATAAACAATGGCAGAAGATAAAAAAAAGAAGTATGAAAAAAAAGGAATTAGTTTTGGTGAAGATGGCAAGCCAACTAAAGCTTCTATGAAAAAAGCATACGAAGACAATAAAGAATTATTCTTAGACTTACAAAATGATTACTTTACTACTAAAGGAACAATGGGAGACAATCCATTTAAAGGAGTTTTAAAAAACATTTTTGGTAAAAAGAAAAAAGAGGAGAAAAAATAATGGCTAAAGGTCTATACGCAAATATGAATGCAAGAAAGAAAAAAGGGATTAGTCGTCCTAAATCTAAATCTACTATATCAGACAAAGCATATAAAAATATGTTAGCTGGTTTTCCTAAAAAGAAAAAGAAAACAGCATAATGGTAGCAAAGAAATATCAAAATCCAAAGGGAGGCTTAAATGAAGCAGGCCGTAAACATTTTAAAAGAACTGAAGGTTCAAACCTTAAAAAGCCGCAGGGATCTGGTACGGACGGGAGGCGTGTTTCTTTTGCTGCTCGCTTTGGTGGTATGGCAGGCCCTTTAAAAGATTCAAAAGGAAGACCAACTAGATTAAAACTTGCATTAAAGAAGTGGGGTTTTGGCAGTAAAGAAGCCGCTCGTAATTTTGCAGCTAAAAATAAAAAGGCGTAATTATGGCAATGATGAGATTAGATGCAAAGCAAGTATTAGCTAGGCATGATAAAGCACTAACTAAAAAAGAAGATTTTAGAAACCTTTATGATGAAGCTTACGAGTTTGCATTACCACAAAGAAACTTGTATGACGGGTATTACAATGGTGGCGTACAAGGTCAAAAGAAAATGAATCGTGTGTTTGATTCTACTGCAATCAACTCTACACAAAGATTTGCAAATAGAATGCAATCAGGCATATTTCCACCACAAAGAAAGTGGTGTCGATTAGAGCCAGGATCTGATATTCCAGAAGATAGAAAAGCAGAAGCACAAGCTGCATTAGATGCATATGGCGATAAGTTATTTGATACATTAAAACAATCTAACTTTGATATTGCTATTGGTGAGTTCTTATTAGATCTATGCGTAGGTACAGCAGTTATGCTAGTGCAACCAGGAGATGATACAAACCCTATAAACTTTATTTCTGTACCACAATTTTTAGTTGCATTTGATGAGGGTGCTAATGGTCAAGTAGATAATGTCTATAGAAGAATGAAGCTAAAAGCAGAATCTATACAAAGACAATGGCCTGATGCAGAGCTTCCAGCAGAGCTAAAAAATCTAATAGATCAAAAACCAACAGAGGAAGTTGAATTAGTTGAAGCAACTGTATTCGATCCTGAGCGTGGTGATTATTGTTACCATGTGATTGATAAAAGAAGTAAAACAGAATTAGTCTATAGAAGAATGGATCATACACCTTGGATTGTTTCTCGTTATGCAAAAGTTGCAGGAGAAACATACGGACGAGGCCCACTTATTACTGCTATGCCTGACATAAAAACACTTAATAAAACATTAGAGTTAGTATTAAAGAATGCATCATTATCTATTAGTGGTGTTTATACTGCGGCAGATGATGGTGTACTAAATCCAAACACAGTTAAAATTATGCCTGGTGCTATTATTCCCGTAGCTAGAAATGGTGGCCCACAAGGTGAGTCTTTAAAACCATTGCCAAGAGCAGGTGACTTTAATGTATCGCAAATTATTATGGATGATTTAAGAACTAATATTAAGCGTACATTATTAGATGAATCATTACCACCAGATAATATGTCAGCACGATCAGCAACAGAAGTTGTAGAGCGTATGAAAGAATTATCACAGAACTTAGGTTCTGCATTTGGTCGTTTAATTAACGAAACAATGATCCCTGTAGTAAAGCGTATGTTACAAGTAATGGATGAAAAAGGCTTAATTACTTTACCATTAAAAGTAAATGGATTAGAAATAAAAGTATCACCAGTTGCTCCATTAGCAATGGCACAGAATATGGAAGAAGTGCAGAATGTATTACAATATGCACAGATTGCACAAGGTTCTGGGCCTGAAGGCGCAGTTAATATCAAAGTAGATGAGATGATGGACTATGTTGCTGAGAAGTTAGGCGTACCACAAAAGCTTAGACCTACCCCTCAAGAGCGTATGATGATGAAACAACAAATGCAACAACAAGCTCAACAACAACAAATGATGCAAATGGCAGCAGAAAATCCTGAAGCAACTGCACAAGTAGTAGAAGCAGCAACACAACAACAAGGATAAATTATGGATGATGATTATGGAATGCGCCATAATCCAGCTGATGGTAAAAAATACACAGGCTGGAAAGGTGTTCATATAAACAAACAAGGTCAAAAAGTAACAGAATACTCTATGGGTTTTGGTATGGATGGTAAAGAAGTAGAAATACCTATGATTGTTCCTTCTACTACAAAAGCAGAGTTAAATAGAATTTTGAATGGAGAGGATGTTACTCCAGCTATGATTAAAAAAGCAACTGAACATGCAAGAATGAGAATGAAACAAGGTAAATCACCTTTTAAAAATCCAGAGGATGACAAATAATGGCAGGATGGGATGACTTAGAACAAGCATTACCTCTTGATGCTAGAGATGTTAAGCAACAAAGAGATGACACAGACCGATTATGTTTAAGAGTATTCGGCAATGAGAACGGAATGGAATTAATGGAATGGTTACGAAAAACCATTTTAGAGCAACCTGTAGCCTTGCCAGGTAGCGACTCTAGTTACGCATTTTATCGAGAAGGGCAAAATTCAATAATTAGAGATATAGAAGCAAGGATAATTAGAGCAAGGAAATTATAATGGAAGAAGCAATCGAGCCTAGTACGACTGAAGAAACTTCGGAAGAGGTAACTGAAGAAACAACTGGCCTACTCGACGATGCAACACCAGAAGAGGAAGTCAGTGCAGATCCAAAAGAAACAGAAATCGATCATCGTGATCCTGAAGTAGTAAAAGCAGAAGAGGGAGATGATGAGCCATTAGAAAGACCAGAATGGTGGCCTGAAAACTTTTGGAAAGAAGATGGAGCAGAACCTGATTTAGAAGGTATAGCTAAATCTTGGATGGATTTAAGAAAGCAAATATCACAAGGAACACACAAAGCACCAAAAGATGGTAAGTATGATTTAGGTGCATTTGGTGAAACTCCTGAAGATGATCCTGTCAAACAGCATGTTGTTGGATGGGCAAAAGAAAATGGTATTAGTCAAGCTGCATTAGATTCATTAGTAAGTGAAGTTGTTGGCATGAATCAAAATGTTACAGAAGAATATCAGGTTAATTTAGAAGAAGAAAGAAAACAACTCGGCCCTAACGCTGATGCCAGAATTAATGGCATGGTTAAGTGGGGTGCTGGATTAGTCCAGAAAGGCGTGTGGGGAAAAGACGACTTCGAAGAGTTCAAAGTAATGGGAGGTACGGCAAGAGGACTCGCAGCTTTAGAAAAAGTTAGAAGTTCTTATGAAGGTCGTATTCCTATAGAAACTGCGCCAGTAGATGGTGCGCCATCTAAAGATGAACTATACGCTATGGTCGGAGATGAAAAATATCAAACTGATCCTGTATACAGAGCCAAAGTAGAAAAAGCTTTTTCACAAAACTTCGGTTAATATTTATTGCAATAGCCTTGATTGTATGCTACTTTACAGTTAAGGCTTATTGTATTCAATCGTAATACAACCCTTAAACGCAAGTAATCTTGTCGTATGGCTATCGTAATTAGCAAGCACAGGCCCAGACTTCTGGCATACCAAAGCGATTAATTTTTTTATTTATTAATTTCTAAGGAGAATATATATGTCTATCGGATTATCCCCAGCATATGTAACGCTCTTTGATGCCGAAGTTAAACAGGCTTACCAAGGTAAAGCTGCACTTGTAGAAGCTACAAGACAAAGACGAGGCGTTGAAGGCAATTTAGTTAAATTCCCAAAAGTTGGGAAAGGCGTGGCTACACTTCGTGTACCACAAACAGATGTTACACCACTCAATACTGACTTTTCACAAGTTACTGCGACTATGCAAGATTGGAACGCAGCTGAGTATTCAGACATCTTCATGCAACAAAAAGTTAATTTTGAAGAAAGACAAGAGCTAGTTCAAGTTGTATCGAACGCTATTGGTCGTAGACAAGATCAACTTATCCTTGATGCACTTTTAGCAGGTAAAGGTTCTACAGTAGCTCATGGCTCTACAAACCTAACAGTTGCTAAACTTCGTGATGCAAAGAAAACAATGGACACTAACAATGTACCAGCAGAGGACAGACACATGATTATTCATGCGAACAACCTAGCACACTTACTATCAGAAACAGCAGTAACATCCGCTGACTTCAACACAGTTCGTGCGCTAGTATCTGGCGAAGTTGACACATTCTTAGGATTTAAATTCCACACATTAGGTGATCGTACTGAAGGTGGTCTTTCTGTCGATGGTTCAAGTATTCGTTCTTGCCTAGCATTCCACAAGACTGCTATTGGCTATGGCGAAGGCATCGGCCCTAAAACTGAAATCAACTATGTACCTGAAAAAACATCTCATTTAGTAAACGCAATGCTATCAGCTTGCTCAGTTGCTATTGATAGCGAAGGTATTGTTGAAGTTCAAGCAGACGAATCATAATTTAAGGAGATATAAAAATGGCTTATAACATAGATGGACTAAGTCCAGCTGGCGCACAGTCAAAAGCTGGTGACGCTCCTCAAATGTGGACTTACAAATCAGCAGATGCTAAAGCAACAGTAGCAGCTTCTGGTTATTTTAACGATGCATCAAGCGTGCTTAAAGTGGGTGATTTAGTAATGATTTATGATACTGCTACACCAGCAGCATCATTACATATCGTACTAACTAACACAGCGGCAGGCGTTGTTGATGTATCAGCTGGCACAGACCTTTCTGTAGCCTAGTTGTAGTTATAATGCAAGGGGTGGGAGTTTCGGCTCTCGCCTATTTGCACAATTGGAGAATATAAATGGCATCTGGAGATACCTCATTATCAATTTGTTCTGATGCATTATTAATGCTTGGAGCAAGTCCTATATCATCGTTTACCGAGGGGACAGACGAGGCTAACATATGCGATAGTTTATACAAAGATATTAAGATTAAGACACTAGCAAGTTATCCTTGGTCTTTTTCATTCAAAAAAGTTCAATTAGCTAGGCTCATTACTACGCCTACAACTGAATACAAATACGAATATGCACTACCTGCTGATATGATAGGTACACCAAGAAAGGTGTTCATCAGTAGTACACAGGGATCAGTGCCACAAAGAGAATATAGATTAGTTGGTGGTAAGTTATTATCTAACTATGAAGAAGTGTATGTTGATTATCAATATGCAGTAGAAGAATATGAAATGCCACATTACTTTGTGCAAAACATGAAGTATCAATTAGCATGGCATTTAGCTATGCCTATTACAGACCAAATAGAAAAAACTGATTACTGGAGATCAGTAGCACAAGGTTCTCCATCAGAAAATGGTCGTGGTGGTTACATGCGCCAAGCTATGAATATAGATGGGCAAGGACAACCAACAAACGGAATACAAGACTTTACACTTATTGATGTGAGGTACTAATGGCACGCTTTGTTAGCATGCAAACAAACTTTACTTCTGGAGAGTTAGATCCTCTTGTCAGAGCTAGAGTTGATATAGATTCCTACAACAATGCATTAGAGTCAGCAAAGAATATCATATGTCAGCCACAAGGTGGCGTTACTCGTAGACCTGGTACTAAATTTATAAATGAGTTAACTGGCAGTCCAGCTAATGGTTTTAGATTAGTACACTTTGAGTTTTCTGTAGATGACAGTTATATGTTGTGTTTTACTGATGACACTATGTTTGTTTACAAAAACAAAGTATTAGTCCACACAGAATCAAGTACAGGCATTCCTAGTGCTATGTTAGATAAAATGTGTTGGACACAATCGGCTGATACATTAATTGTTGTACATGAAGATTATAATCCAGTAAAAATAGTTCGTGGCGCATCAGACACAGATTGGACTGTAAGTAATATTACTTTTGATTCTATTCCAAACTATGCATTTACTATTGTTATATTTAATACGAGTGCTGCTGGTCATTTAACACCAAGTGATGTTTCAGGAAAGGTAACTTTAACTTCTCAACATTCTATATTTACATCAGCTCATGTTGGGCAATATATTAATGTTACTCCACAAGGTCGTGCAAGAATTGTTGAGGTTACAACAGGTACAACAGTTAATGTAGTTACAGAGTTTCCATTTTTTGATACATCACAAATAGCTAATGCTGATTGGGAACTAGAAACAGGATATGAAAATGTTTGGTCATCTTCTAAGGGATGGCCTAGAACAGTGACATTTCATCAAGGACGACTATATTTTGGTGGTAGTAGGTCAAGACCATCAACAATATGGGGGTCTAAAGTTGCCTTATTTTTTGACTTTGAGCCAGTAGAAGGACTAGATGACGATGCAGTGGAAGCCACCTTGGATACCAATACTTTTAATGCTATTACGGATATTATTTCTGGTAGGGATCTACAAATTTTTACTACTGGTGGTGAGTTTGCTGTCCTCCAAGATAACATAGCAGCAATTACACCTTCTAGTTTTTTCTTATCTACCACTTCTCGTAATGGATCTAAAGAAGGTATACGAGTACAACAGCTAGAATCAGGCATTTTATTCATGCAAAGGCAAGGAAAGGCTTTGTCAGAAATATCTTACTCTGATACAACACTATCTTATATTACATCTAAAATATCACTGTTAAGTGGACATTTACTAAAAAATCCTACAAGCATGGATATTAGGCGTGCAGTGGCTACCGATGAAAATGATTTGTTACTTATTACAAATGCAGATGATGGAAGTATGACCGCTTACTCATTACTTAGAGCGCAGAATGTTATTGCGCCATCAGAGTTTACAACAACAGGATCATTCCTAGATGTCGGTGTAGACATTACAGACATATATGTAGTGACTAAAAGAACAGATAATGGGTCAGACAAATATTATGTAGAAGTATTTGATGATGATTCTTTAACTGATTGTGGCGTAGTAGGTACAACATCAGCAACTGCTAACATGGCTCATTTAGAAGGGCAAACAGTCAATTGTATTTCAGATGGTTATGTAGAATCAAATCAAACAGTACCAGGAGGAGGCACAGTTACTTTTACTAATCCACCAACTGCAAGTTCAGAGTGTGGACTACCTATAAATGTTGAAATTAAAACAATGCCATTAGAAACTAAAATGCAATCAGGCACAAGAATAGGATTTAAAAAACGCATAGTAGAAGTTAATGCTTTGTTGTACGAAACACAAAATATAGTAATCAATGGTAATTTAGTTCCAATAAGAAATTTAGGATCTGGTGCGTTAGATACATCAGTAGCAGAGTTTACAGGGACAAAGGTCTTACATGGTATACTTGGGTATAACAATAATGGACAAATTACAGTAACACAAAGTGCGCCATTAAAGCTAACTTTATTGGGTTTAGAATATAAAATATCTGTTTATCAAGGAACATAGGGTATGGGAACAGCAGTAGCAGCATCAACATTAACGCCAACAATGACTTCATTTGCAGCAACAACTGCGGCAACAGCAGCAACAACTGCGTATGTAAGTTATGTACCTACACTATTAACTGCTAGTCAAGGAATTTCTGTAGGTGGTGGTCTAATGGGAACTATTGGAAGTATTGCTAATACAATTGCTCCATATGCAGGGGTTATAAGTTCCCTTTCATCAGGAGCGCAAGCTTACAATGCATATAATACAGGGCAAACATTACAAAGCTCATATGACTTACAGGCTACACAAGTATTAGCACAAGCAGAAGTAGATCGATTAAATAGAATAGAAGATTCTAGAGACAGATTACAAAGATTAAGATCAATTAATGCATCAGCACTTGCAGCAGGATATGCTGGAGGAGTTAATGGATTAGATGGCTCTGTTAAATTAATTATGAGCGAAAACGAAAAAGAGTATATTCGTGAAATGCAAATGGCAGAATTTAATGAATCAACTAGTATAGGCTTTGCAAATGCAGAAGCATCATTATTAGCGCAAGCTGGAGATTCGGCAGTCACTGGATCTAAAGTAGAGGCGTTAGGTTATCTTGGTAGCGCAGCAAAAATATTCGCAGAAACAAGGACAGCATAATGGCTAAAAAACTACCTAAATACGAAAAAACAGCTGGCTTTAATTACGAAGGCATGGCTCAATTAACAGATGTTGTCACTAGACAAGAAGTTGCAACTGGCGAGCGTATTAATAAATTTTTATCAAGCGTTACTCAAGACTTTAGACAGCAAGGTATTCAGTATGCTACTGACCAAGCAATTGAAGATGCTATAAGAAACCCAATTACTAAATCACAAATTGATGTTGCAAGAGCAACAGGTGATAATCCAGTTACTAAATATTTACAAGGCGGTACTGCTTACAACGAAGCTATGACTAAAATGTTAGGTCAGCAAGTAGCAGGTGAATTGAATATTACCTTAGCAAAGCATAATAGTGATTTATTAGAAAAAGTAAGATTAGGCGAAATTCATGATTCTGAAGCATTGTTGTTTAAATTATCAGAGCCTATTAAAGCACAAGTAGAATTCTTTTCAAAAATTGATCCAGAGATGGCTGCGGCTTTTGGGTCGAAAGCAACTCTTTCTGCTAGAAATGCATATATACAGGGAGATCAAATATTTAAAGGATTAAAAGAAAAGAAAGCTTATGCTGATGCTATTACAACTATTCAACAAAACAATGATGATTATAATAGATACTTAAAAGCTTATCCTGATGCAACAGACGAGCAAAAAAGAATATACAAAGATACTATAGAAAAAATTGCTATTGATACATCATTAAGTATGAGTAGACAACAGCTTGAATTAACCGAGCAAATGAAAAAAGATTTAAATGAAACAGAAGATATGCATGTAGCAGAAGATATTGCTATTAAATACAAAGGTAACAATCTTGCTGAAGTATTAACTGAACTTTCTAAAGATAAAACAAATGTAGGTGAATATTACAATAATAAGAATATTGTAGATCAAGATGTATTTAAAAGAAAAATATCTAATGCTTTGACTGTTCAAAACTCAGGGTTAGCAGAAATACAAAGAAAAGTTAGGGAGAATGTAAAAGAAAGCAAAGTTTACATAGACACTTTTCAACCTATTCCTCAACAGTTAGTAGATAAAATTAATAAAGACATTGATGTAGATTCAAGCGAATACACTGCGTGGCAAACATTACAAAAGTTTTCTGATAATATTGAAACTTATAACGCAACTCCATATGTTGAGTTAGTAGCTAGCTTAAATGCTGCGCAACAAGACATGATGGATATTACTAAAGTAAAAACTCCAGAAGAGTTAGGAACATTTGATTTACTTAATAGATATGTAAGTAATATTAATAGTGCTTTTAAAAATGATCCTGTAGGCACTATGATTAAAAGAGCAGGGATAAGTGAGCCTTTAGATTTTTCTAATCCTGATCAATTGATAGAGCAAGTACAAACAAGACAAGAACAATTAGGTACATATGGGCCATTGTATGGATTAAGTGAAGCACAATATACTGCAAATATTATGACTAAATCAGAAGTTAGTGGATTTGTTAGTGCGTACATGAATGGCGATGGAGCAACAAGAGTTGCTTTATTACAAACAATAGATAAAGGATTTGGAGATAGTAACTCACAAGCATTAATGCAATTAGTTAATGGTGGATTGCCATCAACAGCAGAGTTGTCATCTTACTTTGGTGATCCTGTACTTACTGAAAAGTTAATTAGCTTTGATAGTAAAGAAAAACGAGATGCTTTAAAAGCATTTGCTAAAGATAACGAAACAAGCTATCAAGCTATTAGGGTTATGGTAAGAGATGAATTAGAAGATTTTGAAGAAGTAGTTATGATTGGTAGTAATTTTAATACGACTGTAGCAACTAAAAAATTAGAAACTATTACAGATACTTTAACTTACCTTGCTCTTCAAGAAATGCAAACAAACCCTGGATATGATGCAGGTGATGGAGCAGAGGCTGCGGCAGATTTAATAAACAACTCTTTTACTTTAGAAAATGATTATTACATACCTAATATTTATAATGGTCAATCAACAAACCCAGAGCAGATTGCAGCAAAAGCTAGTTTAATTAAAGACCATTACTTACAAGATTTTAATCCTGTTGCTTTTAGATCAGATAATCCAGACATTACTGATGAAGAATATAATGAAGAAATGAGAAATCAGATGATTGAGAATGGTGTATGGCGTAATAGTGCTGATGGAACTTCTTTAGTATACGGCATTGTTTTACCATCAGTAGGATTTACACCAATAGAAAATGATCAAGGACAATTGTTAAGTTTTAAATTTAATGATTTAAGTTACATCTTACCTAATACTGATGTAGTGTTGGATACCAAAAAAACTAAAAACACATTTGGCTACAAAATAGGAAGATAATATAGTATGGCTCAAATAGGGTTTGGATTAAATACTTTTGATGGCGGTAAAGAAGTTGGATACGATTATTATGAAACTTCTTTTGCTGACACTATGGGTGCAGTTGCATCAGAAACTTGGGCAAGAAATCCTTTATCATCTTTATCTACTTTAGGTGAATTGCGTGTAGCAGAACAAAAGAAAGAAAGTCCTTTAGTTCCAAGAGATGATTTAAATAGAGAGTATTCTAACTTAGGTTTATTCTTTGAAGAAGATGAATATCAATCTGTTGTTGATATTATGGTAGAAGAAAAGAAATTAGAAAGAGCAAGGCAAGATATTATCAATAGAGGCCCACAAGGGTTTGGAGTAGGGGCAGCTAAGTTTGGTGTAGGTTTGGGTGTTAGTATGCTTGATCCTATTAATGTAGCATCTGCATTTATTCCTGTGTTTGGACAAGCTAGGTTTGCAAGTTTGGTAGCACGCCAAGGATTTGGTAGGGCAAGAGCAGTAAGAGGCGCAGTAGAGGGTGCTGTTGGTGCAGCATTAGTTGAGCCATTTATTGGATATGCAGCAAGTGAAATACAAGCTGACTATGGATTAGCAGATAGTTTTTTAAATGTTACTTTTGGTTCTATTATGGGTGGTGGACTGCATTTTGGAGGTGGTAAGTTAAAAGACATTTACACTACTAAAAAACTAAGAAATAAAATAAGAGAAGGTAGAGAAAAAGTTGGAATAGAAAATTCTAGAGATATAGAGATTAATCTTTACAAAGCTTATTATCCTGAAAATTCTGCAATTATGAGAGATTTACAAAAAACAGATCCTCAAACAAGAGAGCTATTGTTAAGAAAATCAGTTAATGATTTGTTGTTAGAAGAGCCTGTTGATGTTGCTCCTATTGTAAATACAAACGAAACACTTAAACAATCGTCAGACATGCCTGGGCCAAGTAATACAAAAGTTCAGACACAAAATGAAATACCTCAAAAAGATTTAAACACAGTTGAAAAGAATACAGTCAATAAAGAAGATGTAGATTTAGATACAGAGTTAGATAGTTTAGCTGCAAGATTAGAAGAACAAAGAGAAAAGACAGCAGACTTACGATTTGATCAAGATAGAAAAGAAATTACAAAAGTTACAGATGAGTTAGATCAAGCTAATGCTAACCCAAAAGATTTAAATGAAGCAATTGTAGATGCAATTAACTGCATGAATGGAAGATAACTATGGCTAAAAAGAATACCTGTTTAGTAAGATTACAAGGAATGTTAGACAAATCTTCTATTGGGTTTGTTGAAAAAGACGAAATAATGAATGCAATTAAGATTGCTCAATCAGAGTTAAAACTTAATAGTATTGATGAGATTAATGTAGATGTAGTCGCTAAAGATGTACAGTCACAGATTATATTGCAAAGAAAAATTAATAAACGAAATGCTATTGAAGATGAAATCAAAGGTAGAGAATTAGTTGATTATGTATTAAGAGAGTTTCCTGATAATCCACAAGAAGGCTTAACTTCTATATTAGTAGGATCTAATGAACAGAAAGCAGGAGCAAGAGCTTCAGTAGCAGTACAACAACATGCATCAGTTAATCAAGCTATTAATGGATTAATGAAACAATTAGCTGATAGCAATGTAGAAACTTTATTTGCTAAAGCTGATGAGCCTACTCAATTAAGAATTGTTAGAACTATGTATGAGTTAGCACAAAAGCCAACTAAAGCAGAAGCTGACACAGGGATTAAACCTGTGATTACAGAGAAAAATGCAGAAATAATTAAACTTGCTACTATCTTGCATGAGTATTCTGAGATGATGAGGGTTAAGTTAAATGATCGGGGTGCTAACATTGGTAAAATTTGGGGTTATGTAGTTAGACAATCACATGATCCATATTCAGTTAGAGATGCTGCTAAAGTTTTGGGTGATACAACTACAGAGGCTGATCCTAGCATTGAAGGTAAGTGGGATAAAAATTACAATAGAAACTTCAAAGCTTGGAAAAACTTTGTAATGGAAAGATTAGACCAAGAAAGAACATTTGCTGGTGTAGAGAACATTGATGAGTTTATGTTATTTGCATATAACTCTCTTATTAAGAATGAAAACTTAAAATCTGATGGTGCTGAGTTTACATACAATGCAAAGCCAACAAAAAACATAGCTAAATCATCACAGATGAAAAGGGTATTACATTTTAAAAACGCTGATACTTGGTTTGAATACAATAAGAATTTTGGTATGGGCAATTTAAATGAGTCTTTCTTTTCAGGCTTAACTTCTGTTGGTCGTAATTTAGGCATTATGGATACATTAGGTACAAAGCCAGAAGTAAACTTTGAAAAAATTAGAAAAGCAGTTGCAACTCGTATAACTC